ATTAGATCCCGAAACATATAGAGACGTATACAACGATATGTTTCTTAAGAGATATTGCACTGCATTGATTAAGCGTCAATGGGGTGAGAACTTGAAGAAGTTTAATGGAGTTCAATTGCCTGGCGGAGTAACGATTAATGCAGATAAGATATATGAAGATGCATTAGATGAAATAAAACAGATTGAATCTGATATGCAATCAAGATTTGAATTACCTGTAGATTTCTTTACAGGATAAAACTTAAGTACTTTATTAACCGGGGTACATAGACAATGATAACACCGTGTCAATAGAAAGTCAATACGATTATGGCAACCGTTAACCCTTATTTTCAATCTGGTAAGTCGATAGGTAGATCTTCTGAACAGAATTTATACGAGGATTTGATTATCGAATCCATGAAGATTTATGGCTTCGAAGTCTATTATTTGCCTCGTAAGGTTAATAGTTTGGATTCTATTTTGACAGAAGATCCGTTAAATACTTTTGATTATGCTTTTCCGATTGAAATGTATTTGGAAAATACTATGGGGTTTGCGGGCGACGGAGAATTAATGTCCAAATTTGGTTTGGAGATACGGGATACGGCAAATTTTATAGTAGCAAGAAAACGATGGACAGACGATATTGGTTCTCAGGATGTAACTATATTACCAAGGCCAGCAGAGGGAGATATAATTTATTTTCCGAAAACTAAATCATTCTTTGAAATACGAAAAGTCGAGGGTCACGATCCATTCTATCAGATAGGCAAACTGTATACCTACAAAATGATGTGTGAGCTATATCAATTCTCTAATGAAAGATTTAATACCGGTGTAGATGAAATTGATAATATAACTGCAGAAGCTACTTTGGATATAGATGCGCATCAATTATTACAAGAAACGGGAGAAGCGTTACTATTTGAAACTAACGCATTAACTCCTATAGTATTGGAAGATTATAATTTGAATTTAGATGGTCATCCTTTGGTAGGAGCAAACAACGAAGAATTTGAAAAAGAAGTAAATGACGTATTAGACTTTTCTGAAAGAAATCCTTTTGGTGAGGTATTCCAATAATGTTAGATCAAAGATTTTATTGGGGAACCATTCGTAAATCAATCGTTGCCTTTGGTAATATGTTTAATAATATTACTATTGAACGAAAGGATGCAAATGGAAATGTAGTACAAATACAAAGAGTCCCTTTATCATATTCACCTCAACAAAAATTCTTAGCAAAAATTAGACAACAGCCCGATGTAGATAATATTAACTTTCAGGTTATATTGCCTAGGATGGGGTTTGAAATGGTATCTTTAGATTATGACCCGAACAGAAAAATTAGTCCAATGCAACAAAGTAGAACAATTAATAGTTCTACCTCAGCAAGTGCTCAATACGCTCCTACTCCGTATAATATAAATGTATTACTTTATATCTATACAAAGAATCAAGATGATGGATTGCAAATAATAGAACAGATATTACCTTATTTTAATCCTGATTATAATCTGACTTTAAAGGCAATCCCGGAATTGGATATTAAAAATGACCTTCCCATACTTTTAAATTCCATAGGATTTCAAGATGAGTATGAGGGCGATCTAACTACTCGTCGAGCTATTATATGGACTCTTAGTTTTGTGATGAAACTTAATTTTTATGGCCCTGTTAATAGGCAAGGCATTATTAATAAAGTAACAACAAACACTTATAGAGACGCCGCCCTTGCCAATCAACAGCAAAAAATAGTTGTAGAAGGCACGGGCGATTTGGCAAATACTATTCTAGCAGGTAATGTACAGTATTTAAATTCTTTTGAAGATTTTTAAATGAAAAATATGCAAAAACTGGATGAACTGTTTAATATAGATCCTATGAAGGTGGATCCGACTACTGGCGAAATACTAGCTATTTCTGAGGCAATAAACAAAACTAAAGAAATGGATCAAGAGGACGACTATCAATTGGCTCGTTCTACTATGAGAAAACTTTTAATGAAAGGTGAATCGACTTTAGACGAATTAATAAATTTATCTAAAAGTTCTGAGCATCCAAGAACTTATGAAGTTGCTGGACAGTTTATGAAAACTATGTCCGACGTGTCCAAAGACCTTCTTGGATTACAAAAACAAGTTAAAGATTTAAAAGCGGATGATGCAGTAAAAATTGGTACGCAAAATAATGTAGTGTTTAATGGTACAACAGCTGAGCTTTTTAAAATGCTCAAAGCTGGTCCTGTTGAAGATGGAAAAATAATTGAGCAATAAACAAATATCCTACAACGGCAATCCCAATCTAAAACAGATTGGTACTTCTGTATCTTATACTTTAGACCAGATGAGGGAAATACAAAAATGTATTCTTGATCCTATCTATTTTATTGAGGCATATTGTCAGATTGTTTCGTTGGATAAAGGTTTAGTTCCGTTTAAATTATATGATTGTCAAAAAGAAAAAGTTCAAACCATTCTAAATAATCGTAAAGTTATTTTGATGGAAGGTAGACAACAGGGCAAAACAATTACTGCTGCCGCCTGTATTCTTTGGTACACCTTATTTCAGGAAAACAAAACAGTTGCTATTCTTGCAAATAAATCTTCGGCTGCTCGTGAAGTTCTTTCTCGCTATGAATTAATGTATGAAATGCTTCCTATGTGGATGCAGCAAGGTGTTAAGACATTTAACAAGGGCGATATTGAACTTGAAAATGGATCTAAAGTATTTACTGCAGCAACAAGTACTTCTGGTATTCGAGGTAAATCTGTAAACTGGTTGTATATTGACGAAGCAGCAATTATCCCTAATAATGTGGCAGAACAATTCTTTACATCTGTGTATCCTACAATTTCTGCAGGTACTACCACAAAAATTTTACTTACATCTACTCCGCTAGGATATAATCATTTCTGGAAATTCTGGAACGAAGCAGAGCAAGGATTAAACGGATTTGTTCCAATGTTTATTCCGTATGATAAAATTCCCGGCAGAGACCAAAAATGGGCCGACGAACAACAAGCCATGTTGGGTGAACTTAAATTTAACCAAGAGGTTTTATGTAGGTTCTTAGGATCATCTAATACACTTATCAATCCTGATACTATTGGTAGAATGTCGGTCAAACCCTATATCTATAGTAAAGATGGATTAGACATATTTATAGAACCTGAAGAAGATCATGTGTATATGCTTGTTGCTGATACGTCCAGAGGCGTCGGTGGAGATTATTCAGCATTTACCGTTATGGATATAACGGCATACCCTCATTCTATTGTTGCAAAATATAGAAGTAATAAAATAAGTCCTCTTCTTTTTCCAAATATAATATACAAAGTAGCTAAAGATTATAATAAGGCATATTGCCTAGTAGAAATCAACGATAATGGCCAGCAAGTTGCAGACACACTTTATATGGATTTGGAATATGAAAACGTATTCTTCGTCGGTAGTAATAGTAAAAGCGGACAATATTTGTCTGGCGGATTCTCGCCCGGGGCAACTCTAGGCGTTAGAACTACTAAACAAGTAAAACGTTTAGGATGTACATCCTTTAAGAGTTTGGTTGAAGGCACTAAACTTTTAATTCACGATCCAGACATAATTAATGAAATTTCCACATTCATAGAAGTTCGGGGAACGCATAAAGCAGATGAGGGATATTTTGATGATTTAGTCATGACTCTGGTGCTATTTTCTTGGGCAACAAATGAGCCCTTTTTTAAAGATTTGACGGATTCGAATTTACGAAAAGCTCTATATGAGGAGCAATTTAAACAAATTGAAGAAAATCTTACTCCGTTTGGTATAATTGATAACGGTATTCCTGAAGAAGAAAGACCTCAAATCATGACTGATGCTATTTGGTTCAATGCTTATTCCAAATCTCCTGGCGAAATTGATGATGCTCAAAGAAAATTCCTTGAAAATGTCTAAAAGATGATAATTATAAATAAATAGAAATCATAATATAGAACAACATCTATAAAATTATCAAGGAGAAGAAGATGGCATTTCAGCTTTCACCTGGCGTTGCAGTAACAGAAGAAGATAGAACAGCGATAATACCTTCGGTTGCAACTACTGCCGGCGGATTCGCAGGCGCTTTCCAATGGGGTCCAGTGGAAGAAGTAACAACTGTAGATTCAGAAACCAATTTAGTTAGTACTTTTGGTACACCGAATGATACAAATGCGGGATATTTCTTTACTGCAGCAAATTTCTTATCTTATGGAAATAATTTAAAATTAGTTCGAGTAGTGGATAAAGGTGTTGCTAGAAACGCGGTTTCAACCCCGTCTGGTTTAATTACTAATATTTCTACAACTTTTAATAATAGGTATCTTACAGCATCAAATATTACTGTTACTGTAGCTGCTCCTCCAGATGTGGATGGAGTTACTGCAGTAGCAAACGCAGTATTATCTACAACTGGCGTCGTTTTTAATCTCCTTGGGCAATTGAATGGATATGGATATAATACTGCACCGACAGTACAAGTTCAGGGCGATGGAACAAATGCACGTATAACTGCATCTCTATCTCCCGGCGAAATTGGAAATATTTATGTATTGGATGCAGGCAATAATTATACATTATCTTCAAATATTGTAATACAAAATCAAGATTCCACATATGCCAGAGCAAATCTAGAAGTTCATTTTAAATTGAAAGATTTGAGAATCACATCTGGTGGTACAAATTATGGTCCCCAAGCAAATATCGTATTTTCGGGAAATATAGTTCCTGGAGGCATTCACGCAACTGCTACATTAACAGTTGTTGGTAATGTGATTACAGGATATTCTATAACTTCCAGCGGTAATGGATATTTAAATTTCCCAAATGTTACTATCAATCGCAATGATGGTAATACTGGGTCTGATGCATCTATCACAGGCAATGTTGGTTACGGGTATGTTAATCGTGTGATTATTGATAATTCCGGCGTGGGTGGTTATTTTTATGTACCTAATGTAACTATTAATAGAAACAATATATTGGGTGGGACAAATGCTTTAGTTCAAGCACGTATTTTAGCTCCAATATCCTTTAGTATTGCAGATGTTGGGACTGGATATAGTTCAAATCCCACAGTTGTAGTTATCCCCGCAGTTGAAGATATTCCTTTTATTAGTTCTAATGCGAGCGTAAATGCAATAGTAGAATATACAATTGCTAACATATCTTTATCTAATAGAGGTTCCGGATATACTTCTGCACCAGCTGTAACAATAACAAACGGTGTATTGTCAGAAACAGGTAATGCAACGGTTGGATTCAATCCGCCAGTAATTAAAAATACTGAAGACTATGAGGCAAACTTCTCTTCTGGCGGATTTACATTTGGAGAATTTGCGGCAAAATATCCTGGTGTATTAGGAAATGCTATTAAAGTTTCAATGGCAGATTCTGCATCGTATTCGACTTGGCAATATAAGAGTCAGTTCTCAAGTGCTCCTGCAACATCTGAATATTCTTCAGCTAGAGGTGGTTCTAATGATGAAATGCACGTTGTTGTTGTAGATGTTACTGGAGAATGGTCGGGTACTGCAGGGTCAATATTAGAAAAATATTCATATTTGTCTAAAGGATCAGACGCAAAGAATGCCGACGGATCTACAAATTACTACAAAAATGTAATTGCCAATCAATCTAGATATGTTTGGGCATTAGATCATCCTACTTCTACTGCAAACTGGGGCACAACTGTTACCAATAAATCTTTCAATACTATTGCAGCAAATGTTACAGCAACATTATCTGGCGGAGTATCGGGCGACAGTGTAACAACAGGAAATATTTTATCAGGGTATAGTTTATTTTCTAACGATGAATTACACGATGTGAGTTTAATTCCTATGGGGCCAACAACAGATGTTTCTGCAGTTAATACTGTAATAGGTATTGCGGAATCTAGAAGAGATGCAATAGTATTTGCTTCTCCTCCATACGTAGATATTGTTAATACTACAGGTCAAGCTGCCAAGGTTGTTACATACAGAAATCAATTAACTGCCTCATCATATGCTGTTTTAGATTCTGGTTGGAAATATCAATATGATCGCTACAATGACAAATATAGATATATTCCTTTGAATGGAGATATTGCAGGACTAGCTGCAAGAACAGACTATGTGGCAGATCCTTGGTTCTCTCCTGCAGGGTATAATAGGGGTGTTATAAAGAATTTAGTAAAACTTGCATATTCGCCTAATAAGACAGATAGAGATACTTTGTATACTGTTGGTATTAATCCTGTAGTAACATTCCCAGGTCAAGGATCATTACTATTTGGAGACAAAACACTATTGGCAAGACCAAGTGCATTTGATAGAATCAATGTTCGCAGATTGTTTATTGTTCTTGAAAAATCTATCGCAACAGCATCCAAATTCCAGTTGTTTGAATTCAATGATGCATTCACTCGCGGACAATTTAAGAATATTGTAGAACCATTCTTAAGAGATGTTCAAGGTCGTCGCGGTATTACAGATTTCAAAGTAGTATGCGATGAAACAAATAACACATCTGCAGTAATTGACAGAAATGAATTTGTTGCAGATATATTCATTAAACCATCGAGAGCTATCAATTTTATCCAATTGAATTTTATAGCTACACGCAGTGGTATATCGTTCGAAGAAGTTGGGGCTTAATAGGAGAATAATAAATGGCAATTCCATTTAATGTAGAAAGATTTAAATCTGAACTAACTAATGGTGGCGCAAGACCTAATCAGTTTGCGGTAGAACTCTCATTCCCCAGCTATGTTAATACTAGAGCTGGTGCAGTGCAGAAAGCGCCGTTTTTAATTAGTGTTGCAGAATTACCAGGTCAAACAATTGGTGTAACCCCGGTTTATTATCGAGGTAGATTAATTAAAATGGCAGGTGATAAAGAGTTTGCACCTTTTAGTTGTACTGTAATTAATGATTCCGGGTTTGTTATTCGTACTGCCTTAGAGCAATGGATGGGCGGAATCGAAAATTTACAAAACAAACAAGGTCTCTTACAACCATCGCAATATCAACAAGATATGGTTATAAAGCAATTAGATAGAAACGGTGCTATTTTAAAACAATATACATTGAAGGGTGCGTTTCCTGTAGAGATCGGTCCTGTTCCTTTAGACTTTGGTAGCAACGATCAAATTTCGACTTTTGGTGTTTCGTTCCAGTATCAAACTTTTGACTTTACTACAAACCCTTCGCAGCAATTAGTTGATAATTTAGTTGGTTAATTTTTGAAAGTGATTTAAATTATGGCAGCAGTCAAATTATTTGGCTTTACTTTTGGTCGTGATGACGAAGACGACCAACCGATAACCAAAAATAAACAAGGGTTTGCTACACCTATATTAGATGATGGCGCATCCACGGTTCAAGCAGGTGGTTATTTTGGCACGTATGTTGATTTAGATGCAACAACTAAATCTGAATATGAATTAATTACTCGTTATAGAGAAGCAGCGTTGTATCCCGATACAACTTCTGCTATAGATGAAATACTTACTGAAGCAATTGCAGCAGTAGATGATGAGCCAGTTTTAAGAATAAATTTGGATATGTTAGATATTCCAGATGATATTAAAGATACCATAGAAGATGAATTTGAGAATATACTTAGACTATTAGATTTTGATAGTAGAGGATATGATATTTTTAGAAGATGGTATGTAGATGGAAGAGTATATTTTCAAAAGATTATTGATACTAAAAATCCAAGACGAGGAATTTTAGAACTTATACAAATAGATCCAAGAAAAATTAAGAAGTTACGTGAAGTTAAGAAAGAAAAAGATAAGGAAACAGGCGTTGACCTTATCAAATCTGTAGATGAATTTTTTGTTTATAATGATAAAGGGTTGACTTATAATCCAACATATTCTACTACTGCTCATCAAGGTATTAGAATAAACACAGATGCAATTTGTTTCGTTCCGTCTGGTCTATTGGATTATGATAAGAATATAGTAATTGGTCATTTACACAGGGCAATTAAACCTGTCAACCAATTAAAGATGATGGAAGATGCTTTAGTTATTTACAGAATAGCAAGAGCACCTGAAAGAAGAATATTTTATATTGATGTAGGTAATTTGCCTAAATTGAAAGCTGAGCAATATCTAAAAGATATTATGGCTCGCTATAGAAATAAAATAGTATATGATTCTAATACTGGCGAAATTAGAGATGACAGAAAAATGATGTCAACTCTAGAAGATTTTTGGTTGCCTAGAAGAGAAGGCGGCAGAGGTACAGAAATTGATACTTTACCTGGCGGAGAAAATTTAGGTCAGATTGACGATATTAATTATTTTCAGACAAAGTTATATCAGGCATTAAATGTTCCTTTGTCAAGAATGCAACCACAAACTGGTATCTCGTTTGGTAGGGCAACAGAGATAACCAGAGATGAATTAAAGTTTGCAAAATTTATTAGTAGATTGCGAAAGAAATTTAATGAGATATTCAGTGATTTATTAAAAACGCAATTAATACTAAAAGGTGTTTTGACAGAAAAAGATTGGGATGAGATCTATAGTAAAATACAATATAGATATACTCAAGACCAGTATTTTGAAGAAATGAAAAATGCTGAGAATATGAGAAACAGAATTGATTTGTTAACTCAAATGCAACCTTTTGTTGGCGCATATTATAGTC